TTAGCCAGACGCCACGAGGGTTATTGGTTCAATAATAAAGGTAAAGCTACTTACATTACTGGCACTCACTATATGTACCTGCAGTGGTCCAAGATTGATGTTGGGCAAGCAGACTTTAGGGAAGCAAACAGATTATTCTTTATATTCTGGGAAGCTTGCAAAGCAGATTACCGTTGCTACGGAATGTGCTACCTCAAAAACAGACGGTCTGGTTTTTCATTCATGGCATCAGGCGAAACTGTCAACCTTGCCACTATCTCTAGTGATGCTAGATACGGTGTCTTATCAAAGTCTGGGGCTGATGCAAAGAAAATGTTTACCGATAAAATCGTACCCATTTCCGTCAACTACCCGTTTTTCTTCAAGCCTATTCAAGACGGTATGGACCGACCAAAAACAGAACTTGCTTATAGAGTTCCCGCTAGTAGATTTACAAGGCGTAAATTAGATAGTAATGAGCAACTTGAAGAACTTGAAGGATTAGACACAACTATTGACTGGAAAAACACAGGTGATAATAGTTACGATGGTGAAAAATTAAAATTACTTGTACACGATGAATCTGGTAAGTGGGAAAAACCCGACAATATATTAAACAACTGGAGGGTTACAAAAACTTGTTTACGATTAGGTTCTAGAATTATTGGTAAGTGTATGATGGGATCAACATCAAATGCTTTAGATAAAGGAGGTAGAAACTATAAAAAATTATATGATGACTCAGATGTTACCAGAAGAAACCGCAATGGGCAGACTAGCTCGGGATTATATAGCTTGTTCATACCTATGGAGTGGAATTACGAAGGATACATTGATTCTTATGGGTTACCTGTCTTCGAGACACCCAAAACACCAAAAAAAGGACCTGATGGGTTTCCAATAGAAATAGGTGTTATAGAGCATTGGGAAAATGAAGTTGAAGGTCTTAAAGATGATCCTGATGCACTTAATGAATTATATAGACAATTTCCTCGCACCGAAAAACACGCGTTTAGAGATGAGACTAAACAATCTTTATTTAATCTAACTAAAATTTATGAACAAATAGATTATAATGAAGATTTAAAGCATTCAAATGTTATTACTCAAGGTAATTTTCAATGGGTAGATGGGATTAAAGATACAAGTGTACAATTTGTTCCAAGTAAACAAGGTAGATTTTATGTGTCATGGATACCAAACAGAAGTCAGCAAAATAGAATTATTATTAAAAATGGTAGAAAATATCCTGGTAATGAACACATGGGGGCTTTTGGATGTGATAGTTATGATATATCTGGAACTGTTGACGGAAGAGGATCAAAAGGATCATTACACGGATTAACAAAGTTTAGCATGGAGGATGCACCTCCTAATTTATTCTTTTTAGAATATATATCAAGACCACAAACCGCTGAAACATTTTTTGAAGATGTACTTATGGCATGTGTATTTTATGGTATGCCAATACTTGCAGAAAACAACAAGCCAAGATTATTATATCATTTTAAAAGAAGAGGTTATAGAGGTTACTCTATGAATAGACCTGATAAAACAATGCATAAATTATCTTTAACTGAAAAAGAAATAGGTGGTATACCTAATTCGAGTGAAGATGTAAAACAAGCTCATGCTGCAGCAATAGAATCTTATATTGAAATGTTTGTTGGTTATAACAACGAACAGTATGGAACAATGTATTTTCAAAGAACATTAGAAGATTGGGCAGCTTTTGATATAAACAATAGAACTAAACACGATGCTTCTATAAGCTCAGGTTTAGCTATTATGGCTTGTAATAAAAATAAATATAGACCAGTGGCTGAAGTTATAAAAAACAAAGTTAATTTAAATTTTGCTAAATATGACAATAAAGGCTTTGAATCAAAAATAATTAATTAGATGATTAATACTAGTGTTAATAGCGCATTTCCAAGTCAGATGGTATCTGAGGAAGAAAAGAAAAGTTTAGAGTATGGTTTGCTGGTCGGGCAAGCTATTGAGTATGAGTGGTTTAGAGGAGGAAGAGTGAATAGTAACAGATGGGTTACAGGTTATCAAAACTATAACAGGTTAAGATTATATGCTAGAGGTGAACAATCTGTTCAAAAATATAAAGATGAATTATCTATAAATGGTGATTTATCTTATTTAAATTTAGATTGGAAACCAGTACCCATTATACCTAAATTTGTAGATATAGTTTCAAACGGTATAGCATCTAAAGAATATGAGTTAAAAGCATATGCTCAAGATCCTTTTTCTTTAAAGCAAAGCACTGATTATGTTGGTGGTATATATAGAGACATGATGGCTCAAGATTATTTAAATGAAATTGAAAGTTTAACTGGAATGAATTTATATAATTCTGATAAAAAAACTTTACCACAATCAAAAGAAGAATTAGAAATACACATGCAATTAAACTACAAACAATCTGTAGAAATTGCTGAAGAAGAAGCTATTAATAATACTTTGGCTTTTAATAAGTATCAATTAACAAAGAAAAGATTAATTGATGATATTGTTATAATAGGTATAGGAGCTGTTAAAACATCTTTTAATAAATCTGAAGGTGTAGTTGTAGATTATGTAGACCCTGCTAATTTAGTTTATTCATATACTAATGATCCAAATTTTGAGGATATATATTATGTTGGTGAAATAAAATCTTTAACATTAGCTGAAATTAAAAAACAATTTCCTTACTTAACTAAAGATGAGTTAGAAAAGTTAGCCAAATATCCTGGTAGACAAGGATATGTTGCTCAACCTAATTATGATAATGATTTAATACAGGTTTTATACTTTGAATACAAAACATTTGTAGACCAAGTGTTTAAAATAAAAAAGACTGATCAAGGTTTAGAAAAAGCTTTAATAAAATCAGACACTTTTAATCCACCAACTAGTGATAATTTTGATAGAGTTTCAAGATCTATTGAAGTTTTATTTAGCGGTGTAAAAGTTATGGGTGTTCCACAAATGTTAGAGTGGAAGCTTGCAGAAAATATGACAAGACCTAAAAGTGATTTAACTAAAGTAAACATGAATTATGCTATATGTGCTCCACACATGTATCAAGGTCGTGTTGAATCATTAGTAAGTCGTATAACAGGTTATGCTGATATGATACAATTAACATCGTTAAAATTACAACAGGTTATATCTAGGATGGTACCAGATGGTGTTTTTGTAGATGTTGATGGTTTAGCCGAGGTTGATTTAGGTAACGGTACTAATTACAATCCACAAGAAGCATTAAATATGTATTTTCAAACTGGTAGTATAGTTGGTAGATCTTTAACGCAAGACGGTGATCCTAATAGAGGTAAAGTACCAATCCAAGAACTACAATCATCTAGTGCTAATGGTAAAATAGCTTCACTTGTAAACACTTATCAATATTATTTACAAATGATTAGAGATGTAACCGGATTAAATGAAGCAAGAGATGGTAGTTTACCAGACAAAGATGCTTTAGTTGGTTTACAAAAAATGGCTGCTAATGCTTCAAACATTGCCACAAAACATATTGTTGATGCAAGTTTATATTTGACATTAAGAACTTGTGAAAATATATCATTAAGATTAGCCGATGCTTTAGAGTTTGATTTAACTAAACAAGCTTTAATGCAAAGTATATCGTTAACTAATACTCAAAACTTAGAAGAATTAAAAAATCTTCATTTATATGATTTTGGTATTTATTTAGATTTAGAACCTGACGATGAAGAAAAAGCTATGTTAGAACAAAATATTCAAGTAGCTTTACAATCGGGTCAAATATATTTAGAAGACGCTATTGATGTAAGAGAAGTTAAAAACATACAATTAGCTAATCAAATATTAAAATACAGAAGAATACAAAAACAAAAAGCAGATCAACAAGCTCAACAAGCTCAAATACAAGCGCAAGCTCAAGCAAACATGCAACAATCAGAGCAAGCTGCTTTAAATGAAGTTCAAAAACAAGAGGCGTTAGCTCAAACAGAAATACAAATAGAACAAGCTAAATCGCAATTTGAAATACAAAGAATGGAGCAAGAGGCATTAATTAAAAAACAATTAATGGCTGAAGAATTTAATTATCAATTACAATTAGCTCAAGCTAAAATAAAAACTGATAGAGAAAAAGAACAATTTATAGAAGATCGTAAAGATAAAAGAACTAAAATACAAGCAACGCAACAATCAAAAATGATTGAGCAACGCCAAAATGACTTGTTACCTACAGATTTTGAATCAGCAGGTATGGATAATTTAGGCGGATTTGGTTTAGAGCAGTTTGAACCGCAATAAACTATTTATTAATTTTTATTATATTATATTATGTCTGAAAAAGTAAAAGAAGAAGGTTCGTTTAAAATTAAACGTAAACCTAAAAAATTAACAAAAAAAGATGAACCTATTAAATTAGATTTGTCTAAACCTAAAACAGAAGAAACAGATGCCATTCAAGTCGGAGAAACAAAGAAGGTGGATGTGGGCGAACAAACCGGAGTTAGCTCTGGAGTGGACAAACAAGTACCAGAGCCCAAAGAAATTCCTGAAAATAAAGAAGAAGAGCAAGTAATACAAGAAATTGTAGAAGAAGAAAAACCTATTGAACAAAAGGTTGAAGAAGAAATACAGGAAATAGGTGAAAAAATTGAAGAAAGAGTTATTGCTCCAACACCTGAAGAGGCAAGAGAAATAGCTAAACTACCAGAAAACATCGAAAAAGTTGTAGACTTTATGAAAGAAACTGGTGGAACATTAGAAGATTATGTTAGGTTAAACGCTGACTATTCTAATGTAGATAATGATACTTTATTAAGAGAGTATTATAAACAAGAAAAATC